GAATTCCCTTCGTATGATCCGGATGTTTCTCCACCGATCTCGCACGGTGTTGGAACTGGCAAGCCGTACATCCATAGAGGTATCCAAGCTCTCCAATACCTGTCACTCTTGATCTCTGTAATGGCTATGATCAGAAGCGCTACGACGCACGGAGCAGCTAGCGCAAAGAGCCACCATTCCGGCCAAGACACACAATCTCTTATAAAGTCCATATTCCATGATTCGCTATCCAAAAGGGAGTTCGCATAAACAATACCACTCTCACATCAGTTCCCAGCCGGCCTCGATGTCTTCCATAGGGATACGCTCGCCGTTCTCCATGTAGCACATGGCATCCACTAGGGCGCACATCGTTCCCTTGTCCGACAGGTCTAGCCGGCAACAGTCCGGTATTTGCATCTCCCGGCATACCCATCGTACGTAAGCCGCCGTGTCATTCTCATCGCGGGGTGCCCATCGTTCTATCAGTTCCTTTATGGAGCGTAGGTTATACGATCGCTGGTATTTTAGCAAGAGCTTCATCATGGCCCGTACCCCATGCGGTATATCCTCGAATTCCTCGAAAGCGTTGTCCTTTTTATCGGCTTTCGATACTTCTCCGGCCCAGTCGTTCCGCTCCGAGTTCCGGATATTACCGGGGTTGTTGTTTCGGATTCCCCTTGGTGTCGTTGTCATTTTTACAATCCTCCTTATCTAATTGGTTACTAATATTCTTTCCTAGCTTAGACTCGATCTCTCCTTTGAGCTGTAGTTTAAGCAGCTTTGGAAACATCATGTTCGGCCAGATAATCAATGCGCTACCCAGCATGCTCCACAGCTCGCACACACAGGCTAGGGTACATCCGGCCTTGGTGATTATGGCGTTATCTTGAGTGAATATCCGTTCCGTAACGAATACCACGAGCATGAAACCGAAATAGACGATCACCTTGGCGGGGGTATCTCTTCCGCTTTGTGATAGGAAGAATTTACCTTGCTTCTTTGCCGAGAACATCCCGAATAGCAAGTCGGCCGTAATAGCCACGCCCATAGCGGCGAAAGCGTATTTCACGGGCGAGATAAAATTCAATAAGAATATCATTCCGCTTATTATCCAGCCCCAAGAATGGTTCAATACCATCTGGAGCTTTATCAAGATCCTCTCCACGATTGGGCTAAATACCTGTGATATCATCTCCAAACATTTTTCACAAAGATGCTCGTAATCATACCTTCGGAAAAGGACATGAAAAAGCCCCGCGAGGATTTCTCCGGGCGGGGCTTGATTGATGTGTTATTCTTCTGGCAATAGTAGGCGAAGTAGTTCTTCTAGCCGCATGGCGGCACGTATTTGTTCTTGCTTGCTGTATTGATTGTTTACGTCGATTACGATGTCGAGTGGGCGGAGGGCTTCTTGGTGTTTCATTTCGGTTCCTCCTTTCCTTCAAACAAACATAATCTTTTTTTCAGAAAACTTAGAGCCGCGATAAGCGACAGTGATTCTTTTTCAGTAAGTACACCCGGGGCATCATGCTCGCATGCGATGAAAGTGATAGCATCATCAATGGCCTTAACATCTTCTTCTAACCCACCTTTATCATTTTCCTGCCAATATCTGATCGCATCCAGCATCCGGTTTGATATACGTATATCTTCCAATCTCATCATTTTTGACCTCCTTTCCCTAGGAACTCCCCGATCAAGTTATATATATCCGTAAGTTGCTCTTCTGTTATATCGCTCATGCGGTATTCGTTACAATCAATGCAATAAAGAATCTCTTCTTTCTTACCGGGGGATTTCACCCGTATTTGTTCTATGTAAGGACTTGCTTTCATGACCGGCCTCCTTTCTTGGCTGAGCAATAAATAAACCAAGCCACTCCGATCAGCGGCACAAATACTGGAGATAGCATAGTTAATAAAGCTACCGTGTACATTTTAGCCTCGTAAATGGATTTACAGGAGGCGATACCAAGAGGTAAGAGGTTGTAGACCTTTTGGGCGGTAGCCCAAGAAAAGAAACCCGTTTCGTGGGTGGACGTTGATTGTAGGGTACTATTATTCCCCGGCAAACAAATGTTCGGTTGTTTGAGCATAACTAACATTGTTTGTTTGGGGCAGGAAAAACAAAAAACGGTCTCGCCTGTCCCTTTGCTCTACACCAACCAGGCAGTTACGGCCATTAAGCCGTATCAAGGGGGTACGAAACCGCTATATTATATATACGTATAGTATGGACACAAAAAATGCCGATACAAATATGTTCGGCGGTTACCCGCCTGGTCGAAATAGAGCACTGCAAATATGGGGAATTCTCCCCACACTTGCAATACTTTCCCCTAATTATTTCTTTTCTTCCTCAAATTTGATAATCATCTGCTTGTATTCTTTGATCCGCTTTCCTAATTGGGAGAAGCGGCTTTTGGTTTCTTTCTTCTCTGTTTCTTCCAGTTGGAACAGCTCTTGTATTCTCTTATCTGCGTTCGGGTCTGTGGAAAGTTCATTTTTTAGTTTTTCTATTCTAAGTTTTCGATTTGCAGCCTCCTTTAGCTTTGCTTTAACTTGGATGTACTCACCAAAAAGAATTTCGTCAATCGTTTTGTACACCCACACTTCAAACTTAGGACTTAGCCATGCCGCAAATTTTAGGGCAACGCTACGTTCCATCCATGTACCATTGTTGCGACCACCATTTACGACTTTTACTAGTTTCCCTTCAGGTGAAAATTCATTTTCAGACCGCAGATCTGCGGTCTGACAGTAGGCTTGAATGTATGCTTTTGTACTGTCAAGACGCAAAAAGCCAAATACGTCTTTTTCAAAAATCTTTGCCATCTCTGTTGCATTTACCATAACATTTTCATCTGCATTAATATCGAATGCAATTCGATTGTTCTCGAAATTTAATACCTTTGTTGCCATAACCTTAACTTTTTAATTGTTTATGATTGGCGGGGAGGAAAATCCCCGCCTTTTGTTTTTGTACTTATTGCTGATTTATCATTTCCTCCAATAGAACTTCTATTTCCTCTTCTTCCTCTCTTTCAAGTTCTTCCGTAACTTGTGCCCAATAAGCTTCATCATGAAGTCTGTTTTTCTTTGTGTTTAATTCTGTTTCCATATTTTTAAACTGTTTATGATTGGTAATAAATATTAAATATTGTGCAAAGTAAAATATAATATTCTGATTATCAAATGTTTAAATAAATATTTAACATTTTAATCGCAAATATTTAACATTTCGGGCATAAAAAAGCCCCGCCGGGATAACCGCGTGGGCATATAATGGGGGAAAGTTTTTGGATGGCAAAGAAAAAGCCGGCTTTTATTGGGCCGGCTGGGGAATATTCCAAAAAGAATTTATCACATGTTCTCTATCCATCGTTTTCCGGATGGTGTATAAGTATACGCTAATATGCCTACGGCAACAATAGCTACAACGGTAAAAAAAACAACTGCTATCTGCATATTATTTATTATTTTAAGATTCTATATCCAATCATCGCAAAGGCAACCGTACCGATGAATCCCATCGCAAAAAGATAATTAGCCATACTTGGTATCTCATCCTCTATCTCCCGGTTTAGTAAAGAGGCCGCTACCCCTAGCACCAAAGCCGCAAATGTCAACTTTGCCATATCAAAAAAGAACTTAGCGGTAGTTTCCTTTCTTACTTTACTTTTTTCTAATTCATTCTTGGTTGCCATGTCGCAAATATGGTGAAAGTTTTTGGGATGGCAAAGAAAAAATCGCAATATCCTTATATAACTTTACACTGCTAGGTAATCCCTAACATCCTATAATCACCATATCCCACCTTTACCCCCGTGATCACGACACAAGTTTCTATTATTCACTTCAAAACAATCAACAAACAATGGCTACAACTTACAAATTAGTGCAGCGACGGGACATGCACAAGGGAGCGACTGAAGGCGATAAGCTTTATTACGCACAGGCGAAATCTACGGGTACTAGTGATATGGAGCGTCTTTGCTCCATGATTGGCGAGCGTTCTTGCGTATCTAGCGCAGACGTGAAAGCGGTGCTGGACTCGCTTATCTACGTGATGAAGCTGGAGATGTCGGACGGCAAGATCGTGCAGCTGGGTGAGTTCGGTAATTTCCGTATCACGTTCGGTAGTGAGGGGACGAAGGTGGAGAAGGATTTCAACGCCACTAAGATTCGTCGTCCTAAGTACACCTTCTCTCCGGGTAAGGCGCTTCGCTCGCAAGCGAAGGTATTGCGATTCGAGAAGGTAAGCGTGGAAAAAGGCGAAGGAGGAAACGACTCCGAGAGTCCGGACGAGATCTAGGCTAAAAGCACGCATCGTTTGAGGGAGAAGGGCGCATCGTTTTGGAAAAGAGGGTGCGTCCTTTTTTTATGAGGTTAGTATTCAGTATATTTGATAATTTATAAATAGAGAAGGATGGACAATGAGAATTTTAAGATAAGGGCTTACGGATTGCAGGAGCTAGGCATTCAATATTTCCCGAATAGCGCACCAGCTTCGGCCTCGATCCAGCTAAAGAGATGGATTAATCTAAACAAGGCGTTACTTTATGAGATTACCGAAGCCGGGTATCATTCCGGGCAACGCTTACTCACGCCACGGCAAGTACAAATCATAACAGCGCATTTAGGGCCTCCATAACAGGGGCTCTTTTTTTGTCCCCGCATATTTCGCAACGGTTTCTCATTGTTGAAATGTTAATTTATTGATACTTAATAGTTGCGCACCTCTCAAGTAGCGTTTTTTTCTCAAAGCGTGCGAAAGCACCCCGCACCGCCCTACAAAAAAAATGCGGGCGCAAGTTCAATTTTTCACCTTATCTGCTGCCTCCCTCAGACAGATCACGCATGAAATGCGTCTACAGATTTTTAATGAAGGAAGATGATTCCGGATTCTGCGTACGCAAGTTCAGGCATAAAGAAATTCGCACCGACAAACAATGTATCCCATGCGTCGGTAATGTGTGTCTTGTACTCATCCGGGTTATCGGGGCTGTCTTCTGTAGCTTCCGGCGATTTGTCTTTCTCGAATCCGTTCTTGCCTACTTTCACCGCTGTTTGTTCCATGGCGAGTTTGAGGAACTCGTTGTTGTATTTATTGAAAACAGGATAAAGGAGTGCCGGATCATGCTTTAAGGCCCGGTCTATTTGCTCGTGCCTCCAGTCGTGGCGGCTTACCTGTCCGATATAGATATCGGTGATATCCCAACCATATTCCTTGAAGATCCGGATGATGGTATCTTGATAGGACTCGGAGTTATTGCCGGTAGTCCACGTGAAGGTCTGGTCATAAAAGAAGATGATATCACGTTTGAGCTTGTATTTGTAGTATTCGCAAACCTGACGAGCCAATTCATCCAGCTTATCGGGGGTCTTGACAAAGAAGCTCTTTAGGGTACGTAATTGATGGCCTTGTACCTGTCCGATACATGCGGTATTGATTGCGGAGTTACTATCGAAACCGATTAGCAATGGAGCGTCCATATCCAGATCCCCATCGGCTAGGCATCCGGCCAGTTGCAGCCGGTTCCAGTCCGCTCCCATGCTACCCATGTAGCGAGTATCGCCGGGGGTATAGAAATGGTAATCGTTCAAGGTCGAATAGAAGCCATTAGCGACACGGAACAGGCGTTCGTTCATGAACGCGGTACGCCATATAAGGGAAGGGACGTTGCGGTACATTTGCCAAATGTAATCCTTGCCTACGACTTCCATGTTATCGAAAATATCATACTCTCCGTAATATACCGTGTACTCCCGGGTCTTGCCACGCATAGGTTTGACAGGTGCTTGATACTTACGGGCCAACATTAAGTCATGGCGTAATTCTTTGTATTTGCGTTGGGTGTATGATGTTTGTTCCGGAAGGCGCTCGGTTAATTTCATTTCCCGGTATAGGTTCCGGATCAAGTTGATATGAACCGGATTCATGTCGTTGATCTTATCCAATATCCAACGTCCGGCTTTTAAGGTTGGCATATCCGTGGAATAGAGAACGGAATGATGCCAAGGGCATTGGTTGAAATCTTGCAAATTTCCCCGATTGGCGGGATCAACCTCGGATTTTATCTTATCGTAGTCTAGGAATTTCGCCTCCGGACCGATTACCCAATCTAAGGACATGGAGTTCGCTGACATCCCTTGACTGAAGGAGAGTACGACCAATACGGTGCCATTCCAGAAATGAATGCAATTGCCCCATGCGGTCTGAAGCGGCGGGCGCTTGGGCTTTCCGAAGTTGGCGGACAGGGGTGCCCTGCGGCCAACAAAGAAATGAATGCCCTCGATATAGCCCCATTCGGCGAGAGCGTGGATAATAGCCGGTAGCGTATTACCCCAAGCCTTGGCATAGGATGGAGAGATTAAAGCCCCGGTAGAACCCGGCATAGACCAAACATTCCGGATGATGAAGCGTGCGTCCAAACCCTCGGATTTACCGGTACCACGGCTACACACCCAATACTCGTCGTGGGCGGCGATCGCCATTCCCATGCGTTGCATCTTATTGAAAAACTTGCGTTGCGCCTCTTTCGCTTTACGGGTGAAAGGTTCAGTCATCAGTGCCATAGTCGTCTGTAATGGGTTCAATATCTACGATATCATGATCTTGCTTGAACAATGCCCGGAATGATTTCCTTTCTTCTTCAAGATTAGGGATAGGCTTGAAATCATCTCCCATTAACGTGACATCATCGGATGGCTCAAAGCAGGGTGGTTCCCAAGCGCTTCGATCAATGTCATCGTCTTCTTTATCGGAGCGGGTGTATTTACCGATCTTGTCCGCGTTGGCGGCGATACCTTTGGGGTCTTTGGCTTCCCGGGCGATGCGGATACCTTCCTTGGCGGCCTCGATCACCATGTAACGATACCAGTTCTTGCCGGCTAACTGTACATTTCCTACGAGTCTCCGGATAGCGGCCAGATCACGGTAAGCGGTGGCTTGTGATACGGGCTCACAACTGCCGTCGCAACCGGCCATCAGGAAAGCGATCAGGTCTTTGTCGGCTGTCATGGGGTCTTCCAATAACTTGGAAACACATAACATCCAGCGATCTTTTTGCATAAGCTCCCGGCAGGAGAGAAGGCTTGCCGCTTCTTCATGCCCTTTGAAAAGTACCGTGGCTATCTTGTCGTATGATGTTAGTTCCTTGTTCATTCTTTCTAAAGAGGTTATGATAAAGGGGAACAGCCAATACCTTATGGATTGTCTATTCCCCTTCATTATGGAAGCAAGATTTATTTCAAGTTATCCAGTTCCGCCAGCTCACGTTTGTAATCAGCCAAGCGTTGTTCTGCTTTTTGCTGGAGGTTAAGCTTCCCGTTTTTCTTATGTTGGGCGATAGAGGTTTCCGTGCGCCGGATATTCTCCCTCAGTCGTTCGATCCGGTTGGCGATTTGCATACCTTTCAGCAATTGATCGGCCGGGAGTTCCTCGGTTTTTTGAACCTCGGTTTTTAACTGGATCTGCTTACCTTCGGCCCAAGCGTCGATCTGGTCCCATAGCTTGGCACGGCGGGTCCAAAGCTCATGCACCTGATCGGCGATCGGCTTGCGTTGCTCCGGAGTAAGGGCCTCGTTCTGCATCTCCGTGAATAAGGCGGCGTACAAGGGGGTGATCTGGCGGACCTCGTCGAAGATCGTACGGATGTTATCCGGAAGGGAGGAGTACGTGGCGATCTTCGCTCCGGGCCGTAACAGGGCGAATTGATCTTGCAGTTCTTGCAACTCTTCCTGCGCTTCCTCCAGCTCGGCTTGCAATTGATCGATCTCTCCGGATTTATCGTCATTGTCTTCCTCCAGCTCGGTGATCTTGTCTTGTAGCTTGAATAGCTCGGATTCTTTCACGAGGATTTCTTTTAAGACTTTATCGCTTTTTAGCTGATTCGCTGTTTTCTCGATCGCCTTTGTTGCTGCGACCGCTGTTTTCAAGAGTATCGAACCCCGTTCGGAGATTGTTATCTGGGGTTGGGCCGACGATAGGCGCGCTACGGTTGTCAACTTATTCACCAATACGGTGAAATGGGAATCGAACTGCGGAACCTCCTTTACCTCGCTAAAGAAAGCGATATACTTCTTTCTCATCTCCTCCGGAGCTAGAGCTTGAAAAAGCGCTAGACCGTCCGCGTATTTACGCTTACGGTCCGCTAACCAATTTTGCAATGTTATCATTTAAGAACCTCCTTCC